CCGTGGTGCAGCGCTCTACGTAGCCGACAAAGTGCCGGTGAAGTGGCTTGTCGTTGTAGCCAAGATCCAGCGTCACCAATCCGCGCAGGGCAGTGGGCGATTTGATCGTGAGGGTGGCGCGGCCTGGCGTGCGCAGCTCAAGCCTTACATCGTGCTGCACCAGGTCGAAGGGCTCGCCGTTGATCCTTGCCACTATATGGGGCTTCAAACGGCAGGCCCCACGTAGTCGTCTACCCGCTTGAGGATCCGCTCAAAGCCAGTCATGCCAGGTGCATCCGCTTCCTCCGAGGGCGCGGCCACACTTTCTCCCGCCCCGACTTGCTCACGCACGTTGCCAGCAGGGCGCCGCGTCTCCACACGCTCCGGGTTCGACAACTTTTCAGTCAGGGTGAATTGCACCCGCCACGCCGCGAGGCTGTCATCCTCCCGTGCGGTAATGGTGTCGCTGAACACCACCTGCCGCACGCCGAACGCTTCGGCCGTGTCGTTGACCATGCGATAGGTCTTAAGCTGCCCACCGCCTGCCGTGGCCTCCGCCAAACGCATGATGTCCACCAGGTGCTGGCGATCGCGATAAGGAATCAGCAAGGAAACCGTAAGTGCCTTGGGCTTGAAGCCCTTGTGTGCGCTGTCGGTGTTGCTGGTTTGGCCCGACAGATCGCCGCTCTCGATCCGCAGGTTGGCCGTGACCTGCAACGATTTGCCGTTGATCTTCTGACCATCGAGCAGCAACGTCATAGGCCTACCAGCTCCTGCACAAAGCTCAACCCATCCTTCGGCCCGACCAACAGCAGTCCCGCGCACAACACCCATTCATGGCCGGGCGCTGCGCCCGACAACAACTGCCGGCGCAATTCGCCGCAGGTCCCTGGGCCAATCAAACGGGCGACCATCGCGGTGTCCGGGTTGGGGTTGGCCAACTGGTCCTGCAGGTCCTTCAATTGCTGATCCCGCGCTGCCGCCTGCCCCACCTTGCGCGCAGCAAGAGCCGACAAATCCGCCAGCGGCGAGCTGTCCGCCGTGTAGCTTTCCAGCGCCGCCAACTGCCCCGACAGCGAGCGCTTCGCCGCCTGGGTGATAGTGCAGCGTTCCAACGGCAAGGTGCCCCAACTGGGCAGAGGGCCAGCGGTAGGCAACTCCCACTTTTCCGCCTCAAGCCGTGACAAGTACCGCGCTCGCTTCTCGGCGCGTTGTAACTCCGGTATCGGCATCAAGGCATTGAAACGTGCCAGCGCATTCGCCAGCTGGTCATAGTGGGTGGTTAAAAACATCAACGCCAACGCGTGACCGCCAGCCCCGTCCAGCAGCTTGTCGGCCAATACCTGCATCAGGTTCGGCGCAGACAAAAACCGCTGGTACCCCTGGCCCTGCCCAACACCGCTCTGAAACGGCGTAATCACCATGCAGGCCGGCGCTTGCCCCATCTGCCCGGCCATTGCAGCACGCCCGGCGGCCACGGCAGCTTTTGCGGCGGGCCCAACTGGGCCTGGGCTAGTGATCGCCAAGCCATCCAATTCAGCAAGGCGCCTGGCAGTGCCCTCCAGTTCGGTACCGGCCAACGTTTTCGCGGGCCCCAGATCGTCCATCCACTTTGTTGCTTGCGCAGGCCAGCGCATGGCTACTGGTGCCCAGCTCACTCTGGCACGCTCCACTCAATGGCCTGCATCGCCGCCAAGTCTCTGTCAGTGAGGGTTTTTGCCAATGCCCGTTTCAAAACGTCAGCGTGTTGCAGTGCGGCTTGCTTATGCTTGAGCAGGTCCAAGCCCACGGCATAGAGTTGATCGTCGGTATGGTCGCGGTAGGTCTTCTGTTCGTCGTCACCGTAGCAAGGGTAGGGCGCGTCCAGCCCGCTCAAAATCAGCCCCGTCAGGTTCAGTTGGTCCTCCATCGCGCTGTCGTAACGGTAGGTTTGCGCCAGCGCGTCAGAGGTAAAACCAGAGTCGATCAGTGCGGCGCAGCGGCTGTTGATCATCTCTAACTTTTGCGGGTACAGCCTGGCCAACACCGTATCCAGGTCGTCGACCCAGCTGCCGTCTTTCCACACCTGGCCCGGCTTCGGGCGCTGCACGGTGTAGCCGTGGGGGATCGGCCCCGCGCCGGTTAACGTCAGAGGTTCGCGGGTAGTGGTGTTGTAGACGATCAAACCGTTGAAGTAGTCCAGCAACTGCCAACGCTTGCCGTTCCAGTGCTGGATTTTGTCTTCGGGCGCTTCGGGTGGGGCGAATTCGACACAGCCACCAGGCACCAGGAATACACCCGGCTCCAATGGCGATTCATCCGCGATAACTGGGCCGACATACAGGCCAAGGTGATTGGTTTGGTACACGGTCTTGGTCAGCATGTAGAGCCTCAATACTTGATGCAAATGAGCAAAGCTTGGTTCACCGGGCGTGCCTCGCTGCCACCGGATGCGGCAATGGTTACGCTGTGCGTGTGCGCGGGTTGCTGGCCGGTGGTTGCGTCGTGAGTGTGGTTTCCGCCGCTGGCCACGCTGATGTTGTGTGTGTGAGCGCCTGCGGCTGAGGTATTTGCACCGTGAGACGCGCCCACGGAGTAGTGACCGCCGCCTTGGCCCGAGGCGATGTTTAGAGCGATTGGCCAAGTCAGGTGGCTGTGTACACCTTGCACGTCGCTGGATGCGGCGTGGGCGTGCTCGCCATTGGCGCTGATCGTGATGCTATGGTTGTGCGCGCCTTGGGCGTCAACGCTGGCCACATGATCATGCGCCGCGTTTTGACCGAGCTGATCACTGCCCAGTGTCCGACCTGTATCCATCCCGCGTCCCTCATCCAGGCCGCGAACAAACACCCCACGACTGTCGCCAATGTTGAACGTGGTGCTGCCATCGCCGGCGCCGTAACGCGTGCCGATCACGGCGAATAGTTTCGCGAAGACCGTCCGCGATACGTCGGCGCCGTTACGCTTAAGCCAGCCCGGCGGGGCGGTGGGCATATCGAAGGCGGCAACCATGCCCACCAGCGAATCGCTGATTTTCTGGTCCAGATTATTCAGCGCCTTGGTGGTGGCCAGGATCTCGCTGCTATTGGTTGCCGGGTCATCGCTTTTCGCGTTGGGCAGTTGGTCCAGCTCCACGTCCGCCTTGGTCGTCGCCCGTGCGCGCAGGTCTTTGTAATCCCCGTTTCGAAACGCAAATTGCTGTACCAGTGGACCGTTGATCGGCTCTACGTTGCGTAAGTCCGTCACAGATCGCGAATCGGCCAGCTGTGCCAAGGGAACGAAGTAATGCTGAATACCCGAAACGTCTTTGTAATCGGGGAGGTCTTCGCCCCACGCCACTGACCACTGGACGCCAACGCTGTTTTCCTGGCGCACGAGGGCCACGTCCAGATACGCTTTGGTGGGGAGTTCGGGCGGTTCGACAGGCAGGACTTCTGCCTGATGAATACGCAGGCCTTCGACATACACCAACCCTGGCTTGAGCTGATAAGTCCCCTCAACCTGCACCAACTGCAGCCCGTCGCCAAAGAAACACGCCCGCCCAAACACATCCCGATTCGCCAGCCGCTCGCGCTCATCGATGTCGCGCAGGCGCACCGTAAAGTCGTGTTGCCAGGTGCTGGCATCGATGGTCACATCGGTCAGTGCCTGGGCCCCATCAAACACCAGCAACATGTTGCGCGTGACGTTGTTGCCGATCTGATGCGGCGGGATGTTTTTACGCTTTTGCTGCACCGGCACATACGCCACGGCCAGCAGCACATCCTCGCCGCTGACGAGGCCGATCCAGTTCCAATCGAAGTCGCCGATATCGCTGCCTATCATCAGGCTGTAGACCACCTGATTGGGGTTCACGAAGCCTTTCTGGGTGTAGATCTGGGTGTGCACGATCTGCTGCGCAGGTGGCCTCGGTGCGTCTCGGTCAACTGGTTTCGTGGGGTCCAGATCCGGCACCAAGGCCAACACAAAGCGGCTGACCAGCAGCACTTCATGGGCGGCTTGTTTCTCGGCAATCAGCCGTTCGCCGGCACGGGTAATGCTCGCGGTCATGCCGGGCTCCTACAGCGTGGCGACCAGCGTTTGCTGGTCGTCGTTAAAGTCGGCCAGCGCGATCAGCAGCGTGACGGGGGTGATGGTTTCAAAGTCGTAGCGGCGGCAGGTGCGGCCGTATTGCTGCACGATCACGCGCAGCAGCTCGGGGCTGTCCGAGAGCTGCGAGTCGCTGAGCTTGAGCACCACCACGTCCCAATCCCGTTCGGGCAGGCGTTCTTCGATCTCCACGTAGCCGACGCCCAGGCGATTGAGGATCCGCATCAGCCCTGCTGTAGAACCGGCGTCGACCGAGTTGATGAAGGCGAATTTCACGCGCAGGCGATACAGGCTTTCCGGCTCGCCGCGGTAGCGGGTGATGTCGCGCTGCCAGGCAATCAGATCGAGGATGGTAAGGTGACAGTGTTCCGGGTCCATTTGCAGCAAAGGCCACTGCACCCAGCCCTCGACGGTTTCCCACCAGGCTTGGGCGATGGATTTGAGCTTGGCCAGCTCGCCGGCATTCAGCCAAAAGGGCAGGTTGAGCTTAAGCATCGAGCAGCACCACTAGGGCTTCGATCCGGGGAATGTTCAGTTCGGAGAGGATGTCTGCGTTGGTGAACCTCAACGACTCTATGCGCGGAAATTGTGTATGCAGCTCCTCGCCCAATCGGCTGAATGAAAACCGTGACTGTGGATAAGTCAGCGTCGGCTGATAATCGGCCGCCGTGCTTTCACGGAAGGCGGCGCGGATG